AATCTTTACGTTCGCTGTACCAACGCTTTAGGATACCTGGAATAACACCTTCAAATTCTGTAGTAAAGATAGTACCGTTAGCACTAATCATCCATGGATTATTACTGTCAAATATTAGTTTAAATATTTCTGCGCCACTCATTATCTTTGACTGACCATTTTCAAAGTCTACAGTAAGTGAAATGTCCTTGCGTTGTTCCATAACTGCATCGTATTCTTCAGTAGCAAAGCGTCCTTCCCAACTACCCGCAAAGCTCTTTTTCTTTAAGAACATGTCTTCGTGTACACGAGCGTCACTAATCTCAGGACGGATTTGTCCTACAACAGTTTCAGGTGCCATGTTTAATGCACGAATCACTGAAGGATATAGTGAATTTAAATCCATTGAGCCAATCCACTTGTGCAATCCTTTTTTAGGAAAAGCAACATATGCTCCTGCCGCCTGTGTAGCTTCGTCATCACGCTTTTGACGATTAGGCACTTGCAACCCTCTGTGATGTGCTTCGTTCACAATTGCTTGTTCTGTAACTGCCACAGCACCCATTGTAGTTTGTAGCATAACAGTATTAGCATGTGCTAATTCGTTACTAAGATCAATAAAGCGAAGCTTCTTATCCAACTTGTCAAGTAGTGCAGTATCTTGAATGTTATATTCAATAAACTTTCGGAAGTCATTATTGTATAGTGCGTCAAGTGTTCCTTCATACGGAACTTTGTTTTCGCCTACTTCAATTTCACCGATAGCATCTAATCGATATGTATGACGCTCTTCATAAGTGTACTTACGATACAAGTTCAAACTATCCAAGTGTACACGCCCAACTAGGTCAAACGTTTCACTTTCCTTGCCAAACTTTTCGTACATACGCTTCTTAGGAAGTTGTCCCCACAAGCAGAATCTACGTGTGTCATCTTTGCTTAGTACACGACTAGTTCTGTTAACAATGTACGGAATATCATAACCTTCACTGTTCCAACCACTTAATACGTCACTGTCTTCAATTAGTGTTAAGAAAGTATCGATCATTTCGCTTTCTTTTTCAACTAGCATTACGTTGTCAATGCCTTCAACTTCTTTCCGAGCTTGTTCCATAGTAAGTGTCTTAGGTGGAACAGCAATACACACCATTGTGTCTAACCACTGTAAGTACACACTAATACTTGTAATTGGCATAAACGGATCACTAGGATCAGCAAAGCCCCGCTCTGGATCAAAGTCAGTCTCAATATCAAAGAACGCAATGTTTAGCTTAGGTGCGTCTTGGTTAAGATACTGTTCACTTAAACACTGAAAGATAGGATTAATATCGCTCTCAAACAGTTCTTTGTCTCTGTTAATAGCTACTTCTTTGCGGAAGTCCTTTGTGTTTTTACACACAATACGACTCAGTGGGTCACCGTACACACTTTTGTACTTGCCCGTTTGATCTTTATAATAAAATGTATATTTTACTGGGTATTCACGGTAAGTTCTTTTACCATCCTTGCGTTCAACTGCCCGAATAATATCAGCATTTCTGTCGAACATTGCATCTACGTAACTCATTTATTCTCCTGTTGTTGCTTCTGGCCAACTAACCTTGTTTCTTGTTCGCAAGTGAACGACTCTTTAATATGTTCTAACATATCTTTAGTAAATATTTCATGTGCTTCTTCATTAGGGTGATATTGATCGTATGTTGATTTTAATTCGTTGTCAAATTTTAGCGTTATAACTTTTGTTTCATTCCATTTAGGAATAAAAGAGCAATCGCCGCCCCATATACTAGTATCCATAAAATGATAGTTTTCTATATCTTTTGCATTGAGATAATAATTAATGTAATTTACTCGATTCCAAGTATCAATATCAGAATCGAAACTACTGTAAAAATCTTTATAATAATGTTTTGCCTTTTTATGCCATGGGAGCCAATTTCTATTAATATCTGCCGGCAATAATTTCGTGTGCGATTCATCATCTTTAAAGAAACAATGTCGATCAGGGTTAGACCAAAGTGTTATAACCATATCAGATTTTTTAATTTCTGTATTTAAGATTGTATGCCAAATTAATTTGTTTGATGCTCCTGGAATACCAAAATTATATACTTTTCGATTAAGGGCGTCTCCTACAAAAGTAGGCCAGGCAAATTTACTTGGGTTAGGCGGCTGAAATCCATTACAGTCTTTCAGACCCTCGCCATAAGTCAGGCTACAGCCAAATACTAACAACCTATTCAATATTTCATTCTCCTGTTGTTGCTTCTGGCCAACTAACCTTGTTTCTTGTTCGCAAGTGAACGACTCTAAAATACTTATTACATTGCATCCATTACAAGCCTTACTAGTGAGATTGTATTCATCATAGTAAACCAACCGCAGAGCAGTATTACAAAGCCCGCTCTACGCAATATAGCACTGGTTAGTCCAAATATACTACCAACTAAGTATAATGGAATAAACCACTGTGTAGCAGGGTCAAGCACTGTCACAGTTAGGACAATGCTTGCACCTACAAGTAACACAAGTTCAATTAGCTCTGCATAAAATATCATAGGAGATAATCGGTATGTCTCACCAAAGTAAGAAATTATTCTTTTAATGAACTTTGTCACTACTTGTCAATACCTACTGTAGCTACTAGTGTTTCGAGATCGTCAAATGCATCTGCATGTTTATCCCAGTCACGCTTTAGTGAAATCTTAATTGCTTTGTTAATTAAGCTAGGCTTAATGTCAAGTTCTTCTGCTACTGCTTTAACAGTATCTTTAAGACCACCCTGTAAGTCTTCAATCTCTTGCATTACTGTTACGCCTTCTTGGACTAGACGCTCAAGTTTTGCCTTTTCTTCTGCACCGTAGGTACGATCGCTCATATGTTCTCTCCTGTTGAGTTGTGTTGTTAAGTATATTATAGCGCACATCGTGAAAAAAGTCAAGCATTAACTTGACTTTATTTTGATTTATTTGTGTAGGGTTACTTTTTAGCGTTTAGCTTGCGGTAAAGCATTTCTTTGATTGATTCTGTTGCAAAATCAAGCTGCTTCTTGTGCTTATCTTTACGCATGGGTTGCTTCTTCTTGTTTTGATCTGCATGTACACCAGAGCCACTTGATTGTGCATGCGATGCAACAGGATTTCTAGTCTTTGGCATTTTCGGCTTAGGAGCTTCTTGTACATCTTCTGCCATCTTTGCCATAAACTGATCGAATGCTGACTTCTTCTTTGTATCCGCTGCAATCTTCTGTAGCTGTGCTGTGTGTTGTTTAAGGAAACCTTGCCAGTCACCTGGTCTTGCAACTGGTGTTTTATCAACTGGATTTTTTAAAGTTTTTGGTTTAGTAGACGAACCGACCTTAAAGGCATTTAAATTATTATAATTATCAAAACCATGCTTTGCTTTTTTCGTCAGGTCATTACCCAAACCTTCGTTTAATTTGACACCTGCTAGTGCAGCAAAGTCACTTAAACTGTAATCGCCTTCAACAGGCATAGTACCTTGAGCAACTTCGGATGCTTCGGCTGCTGCATCATGTGTTGCTACACCAACTGCTGCTAACGCGGCTGCTTCGTCATCTGCGTCTGGCTGCGGACTACTGCCAACAGATTCAGTTAGCCTACGTAAGTCTTCAGCTCGATCACTTGGATCTAAGTCAAATAGTTTTTGTTGTAGTGCAGCAAAGTCCATATTAGTCTTCCCAAATCTTTGAAAGCCTGTCACCCATTGCTCTAATCTTCTCAGCTTCACTTGCGTTACCGTTTTGTTCTACTGGAGCAGTTTGAGAATTTACTAGTGGTGCTGCCACCGCATTTGGCTGCATTACAGTTTTTTCACGATTACCGTCTACTGCACCAAATATGTCATCTGTAGTTACTGGCTTATACATAGTTTACTTTCCTTTGTTATCGGCTGATTTTTTGATTGCGGCAAATCTATCTCTTTGTGCTTTTTGGGCTGCTTTGTCATCTTTACGCATCTTTGCGACATTCTTATTTCTAAGAGCATCTAACTCTTTGCCTTTAAGTTGATCTTTTGTAGGTGCTAAATCTTCTGCAACCGCTTTACGCTGTTGTTGCACGTTTTCTAATTTTGCTGCTAGTGATTCTTTGTAAGATTCAGTTTTCTTACCTTCGTCTACTTTATTCTTTTCATAACAGTCACAATGTTTACAGTCTGGTCCGCAAGAACATTCCGTTATAGGCTTACCGCAACATGCTTCTGGACACATTTCTACCTTTGCTTCTGTTACTTCGCCCATTGGACTTTCTTGATATTCTAGGTGATGATAAACACTACCAATCATATCTGCTGATTTAGTAATTTTAGATTGTACCCAGCCTTCTAAGCCGTCCCTTTCACTTATGCCTTTGAGCATTTCGTGTAG